AAAGAATATCTTCGCAAAATCATTCTTGGAGAAACAAAATGAAATACGCAGACCACATTGGCTACACAGACGTTACCCCATACGAAATCGTTCGCCGCATCAGCGACAAGACGCTGGAAGTGCGGGAGATGACCGCTGAACGCGACAGGACTATCAAGCTGGAATGGGCTGCAGGCGGCTTTGCAGGCCACTGCATCAATCAGGACGATCAGGAGTGGACGATCACCCCTAACCCCAACAGCCTGATCATCCGCATCCGTTTGGGCAAGCGGGGCTGGCGGGACAAGTTTGGGGGTAGGTTCAATCTGGCTGAAAAACCGGTCAAATTCTACGACTACAACTTTTGATAAAGTAGTTGACACAGGAATCTAACATCGTGTTATAGTGTGGTCACTGCGAAAGAGCAGGTTTATCAGGAGCAACAAAATGAAGATTGCAACCAAAACCCTTGACCTTGGAATCGCGTCAGATATTTATTCGGCAGGTTTCACCACAGACGGTGACGAGTTTATCGCAGAGCGTTATTTCATCTGCGCTGAAGACAAAGACGGCAACCGTTACGAGATGGGTGGTTTCAACGGCGCTAAGAAAGTTTTTGACGACGAAGAGGGTGAGGTTCATTTTCAAGATACCCGCGAAGAAGCGAAGGCAGCAGCCAACCGCTTGCTGGTTCGCATTCAAAAGGCAGGCGTGATCAATACGGATTTTTGGCGCGAAGGTCGTCCGGTTTACGGATCAAAAGCGTATTGCCAGTATGGTCAAGATGACGATATTGCTTGGGAAAAGAAGTTCGCAGCCTAACAACCAGCCGCCCCTTCGGGGGCGCATAATCAACAAGCAGAGGGCGGCAAAATGAACATCACAGAAATTACGAAACGCGTGATAAACGAGTTTGTTGGACAACGGTTCTTCGTTATCAACGCCGCTGGCGAAATTGACCACCGCAACGCATTTGGTAAAGCGCATCGCTGGGCGTTCAAGTCAGCGAAGCAAGCAAACAATGTAGCGCGGCGTCAGGGCGCGTTTGTGTTTGACAAGAATCTTAATCTTTTTATCTAATCATTCCAAAGGAATTAATATGAAAACGATGGCAGAACTAGAAGCAGAAAGCCCAGAGGACTTCCGCAACCCAGACTCAACGCCTGAAGAGGATGCTAGAGACCAGCGCAGATGGGAGGCTCAACGGATAGCAAACGAATCGTTGCCAGATGAGCCGGAAGACGAGGACGAAGAAGAAGAAGACGAAGAAGACGAAGGCAACGAAGAAGAATAGAACGAAGATTAATCACTGCAATCCAGCAGGTTTATCAAGGAGAGTAAAATGAAACGCGTATACATCAAGGCATACAACGAGCTTAAGAAGATGGGTGTTCCGGTCTTCGTCCACAGTGACGACAAGCATGGGAACTTCAGCATCAGTGCTGAGGACGAGAACAGCGAATTGTGGGTGAACTACTACGCAGGCTGCGGCGGCTTCAACTTCTGGCATGGTGACAACATCAACCCGAAACTGTGCGAGGTGCTGGACGATTACAGGTTGTATGCCGAGTGGAACAACCCCGGCAGTCTTTCCGTATTCCAAAAATGATATTCAGGGAGAATGACATGTCAAAAATGATATTCAGGGAAAGTAACATGGAAGATTTCAAGACGATGGTCAAGATGACGGTGGATGACGTATCACGCACTTCAGCCATCAGTGTCTTCTGCGACTACATCGCATTCAGGATCAGGAAGGGGTTAAACGTGATCGACCCCGAAGGCATCATCAAGTGGGTTGGGCATGTGGAATATGATCTGGATGATCAGGGAGCCTACGCTGGCCCGAAGAAGACCCTCATCGTCGAGGACAAGAACGGAAAGAAATACAAGGTGACTGTAGAGGAGCAGAAGTGAACGAAGACGCGCAACGCAGGATAAACGAGGCAGTAGCCAAGGCAAAGAACTCAATGCTTGATGCAACGAGAATTGCAAATGAACAACTGTGTCATGTCATTTGGAAAAAGCTGGATTCAATGACTGGAAAGATCGAGACGCTACAAGGCACTCTATGGGGAAAAAAATGAAAGATGAGCATTGGTCTACAAACATAGAAATTGAGGTATTGAAATGCGACAGATCGCACCTGATCGACGCCGCACAAGCATTGGTGAACGTCATTGATAAAATGGCACCGATACTGCAGGGGACGGTTGAATACGTCTACGCTAAACACGTTCTGGAGAACATCAATGACACTCGCCAAGAAATCTGCAAAGAAGAAGTTAGTCAGTAAAGCCGCGCCGCAAAAGAAAACGATAGAGAAAGGAATAGAGCATCTGTTCCGTATGCCTACAGAGGTCTCAGAATGGATTGAGAGAGCCAACAGCACCATCCAGTATCTCAGGACACAGGTAGCTGACCTGAAGAAGGAGAACGTCGATCTGAAGGCGTATAGGAAGTTCGCAGAGCATAGGATTTTGAGGTCAGAGGCAGAATAGGTTAGACTGAATCCAATGCGCTGAGAGATGCGCGACAAAGGATTACTATGACAAAGCGAAAAGACCCAGAAGACTTCCTCAGAATAGGGAGACCAGAAGTCTACTCAGATGAACTGGCTACGCACATATGCACTCGACTGTCAGGTGGTGAGTCTCTGAGGTCAATCTGTAGGCAAGAAGGAATGCCCTGCCAGCAGACAGTGTATTCATGGATGTTCGGTAAGCCTTTGTTCCTAGAGCAATACACGCGTGCGAGAGAGGAACAGGCTGAGACGCATGCTGACGCTATCGTCGCCATTGCTGACGAGACTCCTGAGACCACTCCTGTGTTCGACAAGGATGGTAACCAGATCGATATCAAGCTGGACTCTGCATATATACAGTGGCAGAAGCAGCGCATTGAGGCGCGTAAGTGGACTGCCATGAAACTTAAGCCGAAGAAGTATGGCGATAGGGTCACGCATGCCGGTGATGACGTTAATCCGGTGGTGATTGAGACCAATTTGAATGTTTTCGGAGAACTGTTGAAAAACATCAAGTTGAAGCGACAGTCTGAGACTTAAGATCAAGATTAATAACCACACTGTGATTGTGGAATACTAATCCGATTAGTATTCCCTACAGCCAGTAGGGTTTACTAAACGATTAGTATCTGATCAATGCTGCACTGCACAAACAGGTAGTAGCTATAATGTATATAAAACCCTATTCGGTGACATTTCTACCCTGTGTTGCGGTGCAGCATTGAATGTAGTCGAGGATATACTACTTGAGGCGTCAGCGCCTACAGAGTTTGCCAAGCTGACGCCGCACGCGCAGGCGCTGTTCAACTGGCAATACAGATGGCTTGAGCTACAGGCTCACAAGCACCAGATAGAGCCTACGGGCGACTGGTGGAGCATCTGGTTGATGCTGGCGGGACGAGGTGCCGGTAAGACGCGTGCGGCTGCAGAGACGCTTGGATGGTGGGCATGGGATCAACCCAACACACGCTGGCTGGTCTCCGCGCCTACCAGTGGCGACTTGAAGGGGACATGCTTCGAGGGTGACTCAGGTCTACTCAAAGTGATCCCCGCGCCGCTGATAGAGAAATACAACTCCAGCCTGCATGAGATACACCTGACCAATGGATCGCTGATCAAGGGTATACCGGCGTCAGAGCCTGATCGGTTTCGGGGGCCGCAGTTCCACGGTGGCTGGCTGGATGAGCTTGCTGCATGGGAATACCTGCAGGAAAGCTGGGACATGATCCAGTTCGGTATCCGGCTGGGGAGCAGGACAAAGCTGATCTGCTCGACCACGCCTAAGCCGAAGGATGTGATCCTTGACCTGATCGGACGCGAGAACGACGACGTAGTAATTACTCGCGCCTCGACCTACTCGAACATCAAGAACCTAGCTCCGTCGTTCCAGAAGCAGATACTCTCATATGAGGGGACGAACCTTGGCAGGCAGGAGATTCACGCCGAGATCATCGACCCTGAAGAGTCAGGCATCGTCAAGCGTGACTGGTTCAAGCTCTGGCCTGACGGGAAGCCATTCCCAAAGCTGGAATACATCATCCAGTCCTATGACTGCGCGACCAGCGACAAGACGATCAACGACCCAACTGGATCGATCACGCTTGGCGTATTCAAACCATTGGACGGCGGCATGTGCGTTATGGTATTGGATTGCTGGCAGGAGCATCTGCAGTATCCTGACCTGAGACCGAAGGTGATCCGCGAGTTCGAGGTAGTGTATGGCGAGGGTAAGGCGAAGAAGCTGGTAGACCTGCTGCTGGTGGAGGACAAGAGTGCTGGCATCTCGCTGATCCAAGACTTGCAACGAGCGCATCTGCCGGTGCATGCCTACAACCCCGGTCGGGCGGACAAGATACAGCGCCTGAGCATTGTGGCGAACATCATCAAGGCTGGACGCGTATGGGTGCCTGAGAGCAGCGTGCGTAAAGGCTATGTGCGTGACTGGGCAGAGGGCATGGTGAGTCAGATATGCAGCTTCCCAGACACTGTGCATGACGAGTTCGTTGACTGCATCAGTCAGGGTTTACGGTATCTGAGGGACGCAGGCTGGATCAGCATCGATGCACCGCAGAGGGACGACTATGATGAGAGTGACATCAGTGATGCCGAGATATACAACAAGCGTTCTAGGACTAACCCATATGCTGCATGATTGCGCTGTCAGATGTGGTAGGCGCATAATCACGCGCAAAGAGGATTGATATGCCCAAATCGATTGAGCAGATGCAGCAAGAGATTGCCGCCGCCACACCACATGCTGGCAAGAAGGAAAGCAAGAAAAAATTCCTTAAGCAAAGTAAAGTCAAAGATGTCCTCTATCGTGGTGGTCACGGTTATAAAGAAATGCCTGAAGGATTTTTGAAGGGCGAGGCTCGTCCTAACTACGCTACGTTTGCATCGACATCTCCCCATGTTGCATCTAGCTATGCTGGTCAAGGTGGGCAGTGGGCGCATCCTGATGAGGTTGGCGCTGTTGTCCCTATGCATATAAAAGCGCACACGTTACATGAGTTCCCAGTCCCGCCTGATCGGTATGGACGACCTAACTTTGATATGTTTGAATTTGATCGGCAGGCTAGAGGATTGGGGCCGGGTCACGCGTTAGTTGCTCGGAAAGTATATGACGGTGGGCCGAGGGCATCGAAAATAACAGACCCTGAAATGCTATACAGTTACCCAAGTGACATCTACGCATGGAATACAGGGACTGAAGTTAAATCAGCCTTATCCAAAGCCAGCGGAGGCTTGGCGCACATGGCTGACGGTGGACAACCATTCTACTCACCGGTAGATCAAGCCATCTCCAAGCTGAGTCAAGCCAAAGGCACTGGCGATCAATACCTATCGATGATCCGCAACACCCACGGCGTCAAGCCACAGGAGATTGAGGATCGCGGTCTGGAACAGAAGATGACTGGCAAGATGTCGATACCTGATGTGCAGCGCATTGCATCAGAGAATCCCATGCCGAAGATCACTGAAAGCACCGCGCACCAGAGTGATTTCTATTACGCTGGCAAAGGAGCGGATGGTAAATACTATCTGCACACTGACAGTGGCAAGCCGATTGCTGGCCCTTACGACATGGCGCATGACGCTGAGAGCAACATAGAAAAGTTTCAGGCGAACAAGCCGCAGTATGCGAAGTATCAACTGCCGGGTGGTCAGAACTACCGCGAGATCAAGCTACGGATACCAACCAAAGGTAAAGATAAATTTAAATCCAAACACTTTGAAGAGCCGAATGTCCTAGCGCACGCCAGAGTCTCTGACCGGACTGGCCCCAATGGTGAGAAGATTCTCCACGTTGAGGAGATACAGTCTGACTGGCATCAAACTGCGCGTGATCTTAGGAACGAAGAGATCGACCGTCTTGTTGGCAGAGGCATGCCAATAGAAGAGGCAAAGAAGTATGTTCCCGCCAACTTTGGTTACAGGGGAAACATTAGAGAGCTTCCATCCGGCTATCAGGTGCAAGAATTTAATTCTCCGAGTGGATCAAAAGAATACAGAGTGTTTAGTCCAAAAGGAAATCTGTATGCGTCAGGACTGAGTTCTGAATCCGCAACGAAGAACGCGATTGATAACCTTAATGGTGGCAACAAAGTCCCTGATGCTCCGCACAAGAAGGACTGGCATGAACTGGTGCTGAAGCATCTGCTGAATCACGCCGCGAAGAATGGCTATGACAAGATGATCATCACGCCCGGCGAGGAACAAGCGAAGCGTTATGACCTGAACAAGCATATCGGTCAAATAGACTACAAGCACAACCCTAACAAGACTGTGAGCCTATTGGCGACAGACAAGAACAACGGACTTACTGCAATTCATGAAGAAGACTTGCCGTATCACAATATTCATAAGCATGTCGGCAAGGAGATGGCGCAAAGGATCATGGCGGGTGAGGGAACTCCTAGAGCCTATGCAGATATTTCTGATGGCAAGATGCAGATAGGCGACCTTGATCTGAAGGTTGGCGATGAGGGTATGAAGGGTTTCTATAATGACATCGTCCCGTCCTTCCTGAACAAGTATGGCAAGAAGTGGGGCGCTAAGGTTGGGCAATATAATTTGTCAGTTCACCCTCATCAAGCCGACAACCAGTATGCAGTCCATTCCTTTGACATTCCTCCGCAGATGCGTGAAGAGATCGTCAACAAGGGTCAGTCCCGTTATGCCAAGGGTGGCAGCGTCAAGCCCATACCTGCAGAGGCTGGCAGCACTCCGGTAAAGGAAGGTCATGTTCGCCTATACCACCAGACTGATGGGGATAACCTTCGCAAGATTGAGAAGGAAGGCTTGCTGCTAAAGCATGCCAAGGGGATAGAAGGGCCTAGAGCTATCTACGCTGGCGAGACCCCGTTCTATGGCAGTGCCAAGAGCAGACCTACGCTTGAGTTCCAAGTTCCCAAAGAGCATTGGCAGTCGCCGTTTGTATTGCACGATGTAGCGCCGAAAGACATTATCGCTGCTCACTATCCTTGGCATTCTCATGCGCGATATCTTGAATCTGAAGATAACAAAGAAGCAAAGGAAAATGAATTGTCTGGCAAACATGACAATCTTGGTGGTGATACTGGGAAGGCTGTTCAATACATCAAAGAAAAGTATGGCGTCAAAAAAGCCAAGGGTGGCGATGTAAGCGTGAGCGATATGCGTCGTGCGCTGATGGCTAAGGGTGGTGATGTCAAGGAGCCAAAAAGCACTGTGCCTGCATACAAGCTATTCCGCATGGACAAGAAGCAGCCGGGCAAGCTCTTCCCGCTATTTGTAGATGCAAAGACGCCTGTCGAGAAGGATGAGTGGGTTAAGGCTAAGGCTGGAGAGATGGCTGGTGAGAAGGTGAAGTCTAAGATTGGCCCCTTGGCCTACAGACCGGGCTGGCACGCGGGTGATCTTCCGATTGCAACTCACATTGGTGAAAAGTCTGATTCCAAGCTAAACAAGCCTGACCGCCGCCCCCATAATCAAGTGTGGGCTGAGATCGATATGGCAAATGATGTAGACTGGCAAAAGAAAGCCAACGAACGCGGCATGAACAAGAGTGGGAAACTTATTGCAAAGAACGCGCACATCACTGACCAAGTTCCGAAGGGTGGTCACTATCGCTACAAGACCAATCCGAATATGACGGGTAGCTGGCTGATTGGCGGCGAGATGAAAGTGAAGCGAGTTCTGCCTGATGCAGAGGTTCAGAAGATCAACAAGAAAGCAAAGGTAAAAGACTTGCCGCGAGAGAAGCCTCTGAATCTGAAGGAATGGGGCTTCAAGAATGGTGGGTCGATGTCTTTGCTGCAATCTAAGGATTAATATGCAACCTACACTGGCACAGATGCGGATAGCTTTGGGGAAGACTAGAAATCCCATTGAGATTCAGAATATCGGATCGAACGAAGCGCCTAGCATGTCTCCGAAAGCATTCGTCTCGCCTGATGGCATTGATAATGGCTTATCGACTGGTGGCGTATCGATGAGCAACGGTATGCCGGTTGGTGGCATTGACATGAGCCAGCAGCAGGCTGGTCAGCAGATGATGCCGCAGCAACAAGGTGGACTACCACCGCAAGGACAGCCGCCGCAGCCTCCGCAAGGGCAGCAGGGCGCTCCTACAGGCGCTCCAGCAGGCGCTCCACCCATGGGTAACATGCTATCGATGACGCCGCAGGGACAGGCTCTGGGTGCGATGGGAGGGGCGCAGCAGCCTCCTAAGCCGCAGGGCATGAAGAGCGGTGGATCGGCTAAATCTGTAGTTGACATGAAAAAAGAAATAGAAGGTAAGGGGGAGAAAGTCTCCAGCCGTATCTTGTTTCCCGCAGAAGGTTCTGGTGGTGTCAAAGGCATCAAGGCTCCTCGCCATATGTGGTTTGGTAGCAAGACAAACGAGGGTCTGAATGAAATCAACAAGGCGCGTGCTTCTGTCTATGGTGGCGAGAATAGAACTCCGCTGACAATTGGTCAGGTTGGCGATACGCACAAAAAAACTTTGGAAGAGCATTTCAACAAGCCGATTGAGCAACAGAATTCTGATGAAAAGGCTGCGCTGGATAGGCTGCGTGCGGCAAAGCACATTGGCAAGACAGCGAACACTCTGGACGAGAGCGAGAAGCTTGATACGGTCAGGCATGAGCATGACAAGCAGGGTCGAACCTACATTGGCTTTGCATCAAAGGGTGTTGCCGGTCACGCGCTGTATACGTCTGGTCAGGGTGAGAACCAGAAGCATCATGTGCTGAACACCTGCCCCGGTCAGACCACCGGTTGTGGCGGTGGTGTTGATGAGCATGGAATTGTGGATACCAGCAAAGGCACTTGCTTTGCACCGGTAGCTGAGACTCAATACGCTGGTGCGGCTATTCGCAGAACGTGCCATGAGCAGGCAAAGCATGATCCCGCCATGACCAAAGACTGGATTCTGGCGCATACAGGATCACTGCGTAATGCGGCGCGTCTTGCTGACAAAAAGAACAATCGCTTGTTGTTCAGGCCGAATGTGGTGGATGAGACAGACGTTTCTTCACGGTATGCCATCAGGCATCTGAACAAGCAACGCAAGGCAGAGGACAAGCCTAGAATCATCGCAAACTCGTATGGCAAGACCAATGAGTTGCATGATCCTGAGAATGGATATTACGTCACGCATTCCAATGTTGGCCCAAAAACAAAACAGGGTAAATCGATTGCTGAGAACATTGGTCGTGATAAACAGCGTGTTAGGAATACGATTACTGCGACCAAAGCAAATGGCGAAGACTTCAAGAATGACGATAACAATGTGACGCCGCCTAAGAATTCCTATATGGTTACCAATGTGAAGCGCCATTCTGCAATGGATAAGAAGATGCAGAAGTCGATCACGCATGCTAAGTATTGGTCAACCGGTAGACCGGTTAGTGGACTCTCTGAGTCAGAGAAAGAAGAAGGATCGGAAGGTCACTTCAGTGGCAATGGTAAGCCTACGACGCCTGACAAAGCGCACTATGGGCATTTGGTAGTCAATGACAAGCGTTATGATTATCAGAAGCAACACATTCTTCATTCGCGTCTGGTGCAAGTTGGCAAGAATGAAGACGGCACTCCGCACATGATTCCGACTGACTCGCGCTTTAAGGATGAAGACTTCCTGCCAAAGAATCGGTTCAAGACGAAGAATGGAAAGAACGCTGGCGCTATCTTGATGACGACGCCTACAGAGTCAACGAGTAATGTTGGGCATAATTCATCGTTCACGCATAATGTCGATGAGAGCCATCTTGAGCATGCCAAGCGTAACAGCGGTGAATACCAGATCGATTCGCCGCATGAGCAAGAAGCTTCTTCTGGCAAAGAATATGTTGCACCGAAAGCAATTCAATTTAAAGCTGATGGTGGTTCTGTGCATCATGGTGAAAGTTTTGGAGATCACATGGAATTTCCTGAGCAAAGCTTTGCTGCGATGTCGCATCTTGCCCATCGCCGCGATCCAGATGAAGCGGGAGACATAGTGCAGACCAAGGCACATGGCGGTCATGTCCATAAGAAATCTGTGGTTGTTCACAAGAATCAGGACACTATGAAATACGAAATGATCATGCGGAAAAAGGCTAAATAATGGAACCTCAAGAAGAATATCCGATAGAAGAGCAATCGGACGGCAGTGCTGTTGTTGATCTTCCCGAAATGAATACGGAAGAGCAACCTGATGGATCGGCGATCATCACGATGGATGGGCCTGAGTTCAACCCTGAGTTCTATGACAACCTTGCCGAATCATTTACGGAATCTTCGTTGGGTGAGCTATCGTCTCGTTTCCTTGACTTTCTGGAGACTGACAAGCAGTCGAGGGAGCAGAGAGACAAGCAGTATGAAGAGGGCATCAAACGGACTGGGATGGGGAATGACGCCCCCGGCGGTGCTACCTTCATGGGTGCCAGCAAAGTCGTCCATCCTGCGATGGCAGAAGGCTGCGTAGACTTTGCAGCGAGGGCGATCAAGGAACTGTTCCCGCCTGACGGCCCCGTCAAGACCAAAGTCCTTGGCAAGATGGACGACATCAAAGCGGAGAAGTCTGAGCGCAAGCGTGACTTCCTGAACTGGCAGATCAGTGAGCAGATTGAAGAGTTCCGCGATGAGCAGGAACAGCTACTGACCCAACTGCCTTTGGGTGGATCGCAATACTTCAAGCTCTGGTTCGATGAGCAGAAGAAACGTCCCTGCGTTGAATTCCTGCCAATTGACCGCGTTATCCTGCCGTTTGCTGCAACCAACTTCTACACCGCGCAGCGTGCTGCCGAGGTGCATGAACTGACGCAGTATGAGTTTGACCGCCGCATCCGCACAGGAATGTATCGTGATGTTAGTGTTTCGAGGGCTTCCGGCACTCTTGATCAAAATAGAGTCGAACAAGCTAACAACAAGGTAGAGGGTAAGCAGTTCGAGACGAATAAAGACGGTATCCGCAAGGTTTATCACATCTATTGCTTCCTCGAAGAGGATCAGGACGATAAAACCAAGGGTGATTCAGCGCCTTACATCCTGATGATTGATGAGCTTGGGAGTGAGGTCGTTGGTCTCTACCGGAACTGGGAAGAGCAAGACGAGAGCCGCACCAAGCTAGATTGGGTTGTGGAGTTCAAGTTTATTCCTTGGCGTGGAGCGTATGCGATTGGCCTGCCGCAACTGATTGGCGGTCTGTCTGCTGCGCTTACGGGGGCTTTGCGTGCGCTTCTGGATACGGCGCACATCAACAACTCAGCGACCATGCTGAAGTTGAAGGGTGCGAAGATCAGCGGTCAGAGTCAGCAAGTGGATGTGACGCAGATTGTTGAGATCGAAGGTGCGCCGGGTGTGCAGGACATCCGTCAAATTGCGATGCCTATGCCGTTCAATCCCCCTTCTCCGGTGCTATACCAGCTTCTAGGCTGGCTTGATCAAGCCGCCAAGGGGGTTATCACCACCAGCGAAGAGAAGATCGCTGATGTGACCTCCAATACGCCTGTAGGCACTACCCAAGCCCTGATTGAGCAAGGCGCTGCAGTGTTCAGTGCTATCCATGCTCGACTGCACAACTCGCAAGCGCGTGTGCTGAAAGTCTTGTGCCGCTTAAACCGCTGGCACTTTGATGAGATGGAAAAGGGTGATGTCATTACTGATCTGGAAATTACCAGAGAGGACTTTGACAAGAATACTGACGTAGTTCCGGTCAGCGATCCGCACATATTCTCAGAAACGCAGCGGATGGCGCAGAACCAAGCGGTGTTGATGTTGGCTGAGAAACATCCGCAGAACTTCAATATTGCTGGTGTGTTGAATCGGGTCTTGAAACAGATGAAAGTTCCGAATATCAACGAACTGCTGAAGGATGTCCCTGCGCCTGAGCAAAGAACGTCTGCAGATGAGAACGCTGCAATGCTGATTGGTCAGCCTGCGTATGCTTACCTGCAGCAGGATCACATAGCTCACATCCAAGATCACTTGCAATTTGCGATGAATCCTTTCTTGGGTCAGTCTCCGTTTGCCGATCCTAGTTACTTGAACAACCTGATTGAGCATACCAAGCAGCACATGACTCTGTGGTATCTGAACAGGTCGAATGGATATGTTGAAGAGTCAATTGGCAAGCCGGTTGATGATTACGATGATCCGAAGCTGACGGCGGCTATCGACAAGGTCTATACGACTGTCGGCGCTCACGTTATGTTGGACAGCCAAGAAGTATTTGGTCAATTCCAGCAAGCCTTGCAGAACCTTGTTCAGATGGCGCAACAACGCAAGAGCCAGCAACAGCCGCTGCCGCCTGATGCACAGGTGGTCAAGGATACGAGCATGGCTGAGACGCAGCGCAAGACGCAGAAGGATCAGGCTGACAATCAGTTGGCACAAGCCAAGCTGCAGAATGAGATTCAAGAGCATACGATGGACAACACTACAAAGATTGACATCGAAAACTCTAAGCTGACGCACCAAACCATTCAACATGCAAATGAACTGGCGGCAACGCCACCCCCTGCCGCGCCTGCGGCACCACAATAAGGAGAAGCAAATGTCTGATCAAGAACAGAAGGGTATTTATGTTAAGCAGCACAAGCGTCTTGCCATGGGTGAGAAGCTGACTGGTGCTTCCATGCAGCCGAAGGGCAGCGACAATAAATCCAACAAATCGAAGGGTGGCCTATCACACGTTAAAAAACAAAAATGATTGATCAGTTAATCCACAAGATCAAGTTACGTCAATCAGCCATCCAAGTATCTTTGGCGTCTGGCTCTGCCGCAACTTGGGACTCGTATCATCGTATGGTAGGGGAGAACTTTGGCCTTGAATCCGTTATGAATATGATTGATGCAATGTTGGATGAGGAAAAGAAAAAAGATTAGCGACTCACTCCGAGTCAAGCCGCGCTGCAAAGCGCATAACGATGCACCTGAGATATGGTGTTTAGGAGAAGTAAGATGAGTGAATTAGCAAAGATAGTGACGTTTGAATCGTCAGATGACATTCCGAGTCAAGCCGACTTGGATTGGGCTTTCCCGAAAATCTCTTCGGGCATGGAGCCGTTTGGTGGACGCATCATTGTCCAACTCAGACGGATCAAGAAGAAGACGGAGCGCATCGTTCTCGTTCAAGAAACGAAAGATAACGAGAAGTGGAACAACATGATCGGTAAAGTGATCGCTGTTGGGCCTCTTGCGTATAAGAATCGCGACACTATGCAGTCATGGCCTGAAGGCTCATGGGCGCAGGTTGGCGATTATGTCCGTGTTCCTAAATGGGGTGGTGATCGCTGGGAAATCAAAGTTCCCGAAGGCGATAGAGACGATGATCCTGTCCTTTTCATGACGTTGAATGATCATGAATTGATTGCAAGGGTCGTTGCAAACCCACTTTCCTTCAAAGCTTACGTCTGAGGATATGAAAATGGCTGAAAAAAATGATAAGCCAGAAGAAATTAATGTTACGGAGAGCCAAGACGGTTCTGCAACAGTAATTTTGACTGAAAAGATGATCGGTGATGACGACAACGCTGAACCCGCAGTCAAGGCTGAGGGCGGCGCTGTATTGGAAGAAGATACAGACCATCCTGATGATGATGAAGAGCTTCGGCAGGCTAAAAGAAACCGTCGTCGCGCCAAGAAAGACCTGATCCGCAAGACGAATCAGGAAAAGGATGCTCGTTTGACTGTTTTGAACAGGGAAAACGAAGAATTCCGTCAACGCCTAAGCCAACTGGAGCGCAATACCAAGAGTGAGCAAGTAACTCGCATCGAAAAGGGTATAGAGGACGCCAATGTGCGCCTTGAATACGCCAAGATGAAGCTTGCAGAGGCCACAGAGAACAATGATGGTCAAGCAATGGTCGAGGCTCAGACTCTTTGGCAGAGCGCACAGGAAGAAGTGCGTAATTTAGGCTACATGAAGCAAACGGCTAATCAGGAGCTTAATAAGCCCCAAAATGTCCGAGAAGAGCCAGCGGTTGACCCTGAAGTTGCGAGGTTTGCGTCGAACTGGGTAGCCAAGAATAGCTGGTATGACCCTAGCGGCAGGGACTCCGACAGCAGGATCGCAAAGAAGATTGACGAACTGATGACGGCGCAGGGCTGGAATCCTACCGATAGAGATTATTGGGAAGAATTGGATAGCCGCTTGCAAAAAGAGTTGCCACATCGCTACAATGATGGTAATGATAGTGCATATCGTAATGAGAACGAATCCCGTAACGAAAGACGACCAAGGAATATTGTGGGAAGTGCTGGGCGTGAAGCTTCAGCGGCTTATGGTGGTTCCAACCGCACCCAACTTGTTTTGTCACCCGAAAGAGTCAGGGCGATGAGGGAAGCTGGCGCTTGGGACAACAAAGAGCGCAAAGCGAAAATGATCCAAGAGTTCATAAAATATGACCGCCAAAACGGTCGCCACAATTAATCTAAGGGGAAAACATTATGGGTGAGTCTCGACTTAAGAAATCTCTCAGTGCTGGTGGACGCGAAGATCGCGCAAGCGAGGATGCAAGCCGTTCAGCACCGGAAGACAAGTTCATTTCTACGCAGGAACGTCGCAGGATGTGGAGCGAGGAATGGACGCAATCAGCATTGCCAAAACTGCCCGAAATAACTGGGTGGCACCTTTGCTGGCTTTCAACAACCAACAGCTACGACAGCATCGATAAGCGGATTCGCTTGGGGTACGTTCCAGTTAAGTCTGAAGAGATACCCGGCTATGAAGACTATCGCGTGAAGTCTGGTGAGCATGTAGGCCATGTGTCATGCAACGAAATGTTGTTGTTCAAGTTGCCTATGGATATTTATCAAGAGATCATGGTTTATCAGCATCACGATAAGCCGCGTGAAGAAGCCGAAAAGATTCGGGTTCAAGCTGAAAGTCTCCAAGGGCAACGCGATAGCAACGGTCGTTCGCTTGTACAAGTTGAGGGCGAAGGTATTGGCAGTATTGAAAAGCAACCAAACCGTACACCCGTATTTGCGGGTTAATCAAGGAGAAAGTTATGTCTGCAACTAACGCTCCGTTCGGCTTGCGCCCTGCGTTCCATCCCTCTGGTCTGGATCGCGCTCAGGCGCTTGCTGGCGGCATTGTTTCTGGTTATGCCAGCAACATTTTCAAAGGTCAACCCGTCCAATACGGCACGACCGCCAATAGCGGCACTCTCGGCACCATTATCGTAGCTGGTGCTACCGGTGCTTTTGTTGGTGCTTTTTCTGGTGTCCAATGGACGGATACGACGGGCCGCGCTCGTGTTTCCAACTACTGGCCTGCCAGCACTGCGTATACCGCAGGGACTTGCACTGCTTATTTCTACAACGATCAAAACATCGTTTATGAAATTCAAGGCGATGCAACGATTGCACAAACTGCAATTGGGAACGAATACAACTTCAGCGCAGTTACCGCTGGCTCTTCTACCACTGGCTTGTCGGCTTGCACCCTTGGTGTATCGACTGCTGTTGGTAACGGTGTCCAAGGTCAAATGCGTATCGTTGATTTGGCTCCGTATGTTGATAATGCTTGGGGTGATGCGTTCACTATTGTTCGCGTCGTTGTCGCTAACTCGCAATTCTTCGGTGCTGTCACCGCGATTGCTTAATTAAGGGAGTCTAGACAATGGCTGCTCCAATGCGTAGTACTGACTTTCGGAGTATCGTTGAGCCGATCCTCAACGAATGCTTCGACGGTGTTTATGACCAACGTGCCGATGAGTGGAGCCGTGTGTTCCGCGAAGAAGATGGCATTCCCCGCAACTATCACGAAGAGCCTGTCCTGTACGGCTTTGGTGCTGCACCGCAACTGCCTGACGGCACGCCGGTTACGTACCAACAGGGTGGTGTGCTGTTCCTCAAGCGTTACCTCTACAAAGTGTATGGCCTTGCCTTCGCTTTGACCAAGGTGCTGGTTGAAGACGGTGATCACATCCGTATCGGTCAAGTTTATGCACGCCATCTGGCGCAATCTTTGGTGGAAACCAAAGAACTGCTGGGTGCCAACGTGTTGAACGTGGCTTTCAACGCTGCCTATCCGGGCGGTGACGGCGTGTCGCTGATTAGCACTGCTCACCCTATCGTGAACGGCACTTTCAGCAACCAACTGACGACCTCTGCGAACCTTTCGCAAACTTCGCTTGAGCAAATGCTCATTCAAGTTCGTCAAGCGGTGGACAACAACGGTAAGAAGATTCGTCTCGTTCCGCGTCAACTCGTGGTCGCGCCGGGCAACATCTTCCAAGCTGAAGTCCTGCTGAAGAGCGTTCTGCGTGCTGGCAATGCAAACAACGACATCAATCCGGTCAAGTCAATTGGCTTGCTGGATGAAGGTGCCGCTGTTCTGTCGCGTCTTACCTCGCCTACGGCGTGGTGGGTGCAGACGGATGCGCCGGAAGGCATGAAGCTTCTGATGCGTCGTCGCCTTGAAAAAACCATGGAAGGTGATTTCGAGACCGACAGCATGCGTTACAAAGCGACTGAGCGTTACGATGTCGGCTTTACCGACCCGCGTGCTATGTATGGCACTGCTGGCGTCTAAGCAATAAGGGCTATGCGGGGGAGCCTAAATCCCCCGCACTACATTCGGCTAAACTTTTCAAGGAGCAAGCCAAATGCCTCAATTTTCAGATGATCTGTTTCTGGGAGCCGCACAGGGCTATCAGGGCATAGGTATTTACGCGAACTCAGCTACTTTTACGGGTTCAATTTCCACTACAACTCTTACTGTTACTGCCATGTTGTCGGGCGATCCGATCACTCTTGGCATGTATCTGTCTGGCGCTAACGTCGCGACTGCGAACTGCTATATTACTGCGTTCGTAACCGGCACTGGCGGCACTGGTACCTACACGGTTAGCGCATCGCAAACTGCTGCAAGCGCAACTATTGTTGGTGCTGGCAATGCATTCTTGAACGATCCGGCTCCGATGGATGTTGGCGTTGGCCCTCTTGGCCGCGTCTATATCTGGGATAGTGTCCCGCAGGCTTTGATTGCAAACAACATTGCGGCTACGCAAACCGCTGCTGGTGCAGGTTCATTGACCCTGACTGCTGGCACCAACGTGAAATCAGTTGTTCGCGCTGACGGCGTGACTGTTCTCCAGTTGGATTGCCCTCGCGCACTGAAGGTAGTTTGCTCAACGACTGCGCGTGCGATGACGGTCAGTGGCTATGATGTTTACGGTCAGGCGATGACTGAAACTATCACGGTGGCTGTTGCTGGTACTGCCGTTTCAGGTAAGAAGGCATTCTACCAAGTGACTGGCGTGACCATCGCCGGTTCTGCGACCGCTTGTATTGTTGGCACGACTGATATTTTGGGTTGTCCGGTGCGTATTCTGGACAATGCTTATATCGTTCATGCTGGCTACAACAACACGCTTGCAGACAATGCTGGAACCGCTACCGCTGCTGATACTGCCGTTGCCAGTGCAACCACTGGTGATGTTCGCGGCACGTTCTTGCCTGCATCCGCAACAGACGGTATCAAGCGTTTGGTTGTCACAGTTGCTCTTCCGGCAATTTCGGTTGGCCCGAACGCAACCCGCACTGGCGCGTTTGGCGTCACGCAAGCTTAAAGGGGAATGACATGGGTCAATTCAAACCGATGGTGAAGATGGAAACCACTGAGCCTTCAGTCATTCTGAAGCTTAAAAGGGGTGGCAAGGTAGCCGCAAAAGCTTCGATGGAATCTAGTCACAGCCCGATGCAAAATAAAACTCGTGCCATGCATGCCGCTATGCATTCAGAGAGTGGCAAGGCTCCGAAGAAGCCGTCAATGTCGGAGCGTCGTCGTGCCATGAACCCGCAGATGTATAAAAAGGGTGGCAAGGTCGCTCATAAGCTTGATGGCGGGATGATGGGCGCTCCTGCGGCTATGCCGCCTGCGATGCCGCCTGCTATGCCTGCTGCTCCGATGCGTGCGGCTCCGGCTGCTATGGCTCGTCCTGCGCTGGCTGGCATGACGCCTGCTCAACGTGCTGCGCGTGCCGCAATGGTTCGCAAAGCCCTGACCGGCATGAAAAAGGGTGGCGCTGCCAATTCCAAATGCGCGTCTCTGGAGCGCGAACTTAAGCACCATGAGTCGCTCTCTGCGTCGAAAGCGCACAAAGCTTCGGGTGGTTCTATTAGCAAGTTCGTTAACACCAAAGTCGATGATGGCGATCATCATGACAAAGCGCATGGCACTGGAGAAGTCAAAGAAGGCAAGCCGGGCGGGTATGCGATGGGTGGCACCATCTCTGGTAATGCGAAAAAGTATGAAAACACCAAGATGAATACGGCTACGCGTGATAATTCCGGTGGTAGCACTGGTGGTGTTCGCATGGGCAATGCCGGTGGTTTCAAAAAAGGCGGCAATGTTTCTAATTGGGAAAACCGTCCTGCTGACACCGCGAAGAAAGGCAAATCCAACACCTCGACCGGCAATGTCAGGCTTGGTAATGCTGGTGGCTACAGCAATGGAGGGAATACCTCAAAAAAAGCCTACGCTACGGGGGGAATTGTTAACGATGGTAAGGCAGTAAAAATGCCGCGCCATTCCGTTAGTCGCCCCGTAGCGAATAGCCTGCAATCCGGTACCTTTGCAAAGGGCGGTAAAGTCGAAAAGGAGGAGAAGCCAAACCTTCGCCTTATGAAGACTCATACCGGCCCTAAAGGGCATGTAGCCAAGGTTTATAAAGATCGTGACTGGGATGAGCTTCGCGTTAAGTTCTATGATCCAGAAGGTAAGCATTACAAAGATGCTGATTACCATACGGATGACAAGCAAGATGCTCATGACACCGCTACGGGTCAATTAAACCGCTACAAAAAAGGTGGCTCTGCGAAGAGGTTTGCTGACGGTGGTATTACGACCCTTGGGTCTATGTTTGCAGATGGAACCACTCCGAAAGGTGGTTTTACTGACACTCCACTTCCCGGCGATCCCCCTCCAAGTGGTGGTAGTGGTAGTGGTGCTTGGGGTGGGCTAGGAAAAGTTCGTGGTGGCGCTGATGATATTAATAGTGCTTTAAATAATATTAGCAAATCTACTTCTGACACAAAGGCAGCACTTGATGGTAGTGGACTTGATAGTGGTGGATTGGGAAAGCCGGGTAATGATCAAGCTCAGTTAAAAAAAGGCGGCAGAGTAAGGCATAAGGAGTATGCCAAAGGTGGTGATGTCAATTTGTGGACTAAGTTGAATCCTACGTTGAAAGATAAATATAACAGGGTAAATGCTCCTGCGTATTCTTCTTCGGCTGTAGATAAATCAATTGAGTCTTCCAACCGATCCGGTAAAAAGATTGGAAAATCTGAAGCAAGTAGCATTCACAGGCTCCTAAAAGGGCGCTATGCAGAAGGTGGTGTTGCAGAAAATAAGATAGAACTTTCAGAAATTCGTAAAAGTGGTGGGCCTAAAAATTTGTTGAATCAAGTATTTGAAAAAAGAAAACAAATGAAAGAAGGAAAAGGCACATCAAATAAAGAATTGATGGAGCGGTATCAAAAAATGCGGCGCAGTTAAAATAAATAGGACGGGGGGCTTCGGCTCCCTGCTTTATAGGAGAGATTTATGACTATTACCGCTACATCACAAACATTGTTTGATGGTGAAAGAATCGCCATTATGAAGTTCTACGCTTCAATGAGTACGACTGAAAATGAGTCTGCTGTTGCTAAAGTGACTCCATCGGCTCTTGCGGCTTCGGCGGCAGGCGGTGCTTGCGATGCTGTGAGCATTTTGAAATGCACTGCATTGACTCACGGTCTTGAGGTTCAAATGAACTGGGCTGCTACGGCTCCTGTTGTTATTGAAACAATTCCGCAAAATAATGCTTACACGCAAGATTTTTCTGCGATTGGTGGGTTGACAAACAATGCTGGTTCGGGGAAGACTGGAGTAATTACTTTTACTACTTTAGACGGCTCGGCTGGAGATGCATACACAGTAATTCTTGAAATGCAAAAGCATTACGTTAATCCGGTGTCTTAGTATGCCAAGCAAATCACCTTCTCAGCATCGCCTGATGGCGGCGGTAGCGCATAACCCTGCGTTTGCCAAGAAGGTGGGCATTCCTACTAAAGTAGGAAAAGAGTTTGATCGTGCCGACAAAAAGGGTATGGCTAAGGGCGGTGTTTCTCTTGCTGTTGGTAGGGGTGAAAAGCTTTCCACAAAACAAGGCGCTGGGCTTACGCAGAAGGGGCGCGATAAGTATAATCGTGAGACAGGTAGCCATTTAAAAGCTCCGCAGCCGCAGGGTGGTTCTCGCAAGGATTCATTCTGCGCTCGTATGGCTGGCGTCGTGAAGAATGCATCAGGTGATGCGCCTAGAGCAAAAGCTTCATTACGCCGCTGGAAATGTTCTGGCTGGTAAAGGATAAGAATTATGAAAAGCGTAATTACTGGTCAGCCAAAATATATAGATAAAAAATTAAATACCATGCGAAAGCAAGGGTATGTAGTTCAAAAGAGTCATACTCATCCAGACGGTAGCCGCACTTATGTTTTAGATTTGCCTTCAGACAAAACATTTTACGGAAATACCGAAACTATCAATAAAGATACTCCGCAAACTGAAAAGCGTGGCGGTGTTATTAAAAAGCACAGTAAATCAACCAAACATACTTGGTAGCAACCCATGGCCTATAGCGGAACCGTTGGACAGACAGTTGTGCCGGTGCAGAAATTCATCGACCAAGGCGCTCGTATGGCGGGTAAATTGGCTGAGGAACTGACTGTCGAACAAGTTCAGGCGGCAAAGCAAGCACTGTTTTTCATCCTAAGCAACCTGATTAATCAGGGCATCAATTACTGGTGTATCAGTAAGAAGGTGTATGGGATGAATGCCAATCAGTTTCAGTATCTGTTGCCAATTGGTGGCAATGATGTGTTGAATATTCTGTATCGCACAATGAACCGTCCTGTGGGGTCATACACCTCTTCTGCTGGTGGTGTGGTTGCAAACCTGTACGACAGCGACGTAAACACTTTTGCCCAGCAAACTTCGGCAAACGGTAACTTCACGGTTAATTACGGCACGACAAACCCCATCTATGCTGGGTCTATCGGCTTCTTGCCCTACATCTCTGGCGGCGGGTCAGCAACGTGGAACATTTCTCTTCAATACTCTTCTGACGGGGTGACATACACCACGCTGCAGAACCTTGGGGCGGTAGCGGTGACTGATAACGTGTGGGTTTGGACGGATATAGACCCCGGTCAAAACGTCGCCTTCTACCGCATTGTTGCCTCTGGTGGCACTACTCTTGCCCTGCGTGAGTGGTATATCGGTAACAACAGCACAGAAATTACGATGGCGCG